GTTGCACCAGCACTAAATCCTAGCATAGATTTAACACCTTTTTCTCTAAATAAATCTGCACTTGAAATACCAGCAGATAATGACCTTTGAATTTGCTCTGCTGTTGTTCTAAAATCTAATCCTGTAACTGCCGCTACGTTACCAGTAAGTTCTAATATTTTTGAAAGTTCGTTTGCATCTTTACTAACAACAGCAAGAACCCCCGCACCTGATTGAATTTCTCCAAGTGAAAAAGGAACTTTACCAGCAAACTTAGCCATAGCATCAAAGGCTCTTGCACCCTCTTCTACGCTACCAAATAAAAATTTTAATCTTACTTGAAGTGATTCGACTGACTTACCTACATCAACAAAACCTTTAATAGCTACACCAGCACCTAAACCTATTAGTGCATTTTTTAAATTTATTACTGAACTTTTAACACCATCAACACCTTTTGTTGCTGACTGCATGGCTTGTCTTGTTTTGTCTTTTGCAATTAAATCTATATTTACTTTTTTTGTAGCCATCTATTTTCTCATTTTTGCTATACGTTCTTGCCGTTCTCTGTCTTCTCTTTGTAAATCAAAGTATGCAAGCCACATATTAAACTCATAGACTGGCATTTGCAAGATTTCTGATGCAGTCTTACTGAGTTTTTCAGCTAACGCAAATATATTATGTAATTCAGGATTATTTTTTAGTTTTTTTTATTGTCGTTTACATCGACATTTTGTGTTCCCATTATTTTATTGGCGACATCAGCGATTATATTTGTATCTGCTTTTGTCTTGAAGCCAAGAATATTGGAAGCATCAAACATTTTATTTCCGTCTTTATCGCAGGCTTTTTCAATTATGACATCAATTAAAACATTAACATCGGTAGCAGTAACACCTTTGAAAATTTTTGTTTTTTCCATCATGTTAAATGGTTTGCAATAAATTGCTTTATCGCCTACCAATCCCCACTCAGGAACTTCAATAATTTTAGTTTCTAGCCCAGTAAAGTGATCTCTTATTCCGCTAAAATAATCGGGTTTATTATCATCTGGCATAAATTAAATTATACTGTGCCGATAGTTAGACCGCCTGTGCCTTGTAAAGATACTGTTCTTGTAGTCACTCCATCTAAAGTTACACCAACACTCATTCCAGTGACAATTCCTGAACCAGACAATTTTTGTTCGCCTGAACCTGAACCCTCTGGCATGAACTCTACACTTACAGTAGCACCTTGTGTAAGGTTTCCTTGAGCAGTATCGTCATCGTCAAAATTCATATCTATTGACGCTGTAAACGTACCTCTTCCAACTACAAATGATTTCATTGATGAACCTAATGCTGTGTCCTCTACAACATCGTGAGTCGTATCTACAGTAAATCCAGTTGCTTGACCGATATTAGTACCGCCAATATGAACTACTGCGTCTTTACCATGATGAGTCGCCATAATTTATTACTCCTTTGTTTTCTTTAATTCTTTTATAACTTTTTGCGTTTCTTTTTCAACTGATATTTTTTTATTTTTACCCTCAACAGTAAAACCTCGTTTCTCGTAATACTCTTGAAAGTCAGGCGAGATTTTTATTTTGGTGTCTCCTTTAACCATTGTTATATCCATAGCCATTATGCAGTCCCCCTTGTAAATTCATACATTACACGCACAGTTATTCTGACTCCACCATAAGGATAGATAGTACCCTCGTCTGACGATGCCTCAATAATTTGTGTATCCAACGCATTTCCATTTCTTGTTATATCATTATCAAGTGTTTCTTCAACTACTTCAATAATTTGGTTTCTAACAGTATCAATATTTGAGTCTGTACCTTTGCCAAATGCAACTATAAGAAAATCAATAGTTCCTGTGTATTTTCCTGACCCTGTTGCACCCATAGCAGAGGGTTCTCTAGTTTCATCTCCAGCTTGAATAAATGCGGCTGGAAATTGTGCATCTGATAACTCTTCAACTTCAAAAGGTTCTCTTGTTAATTTTTTAAACTCAATAGGGCTAGTTACAGCATCAAGTTTTGTAATTATATCACTAGCTATATTTTCTCTTTTACTCATAATTTTAACTTACTAAAATAAAATTTACTAAACTCTTCTTGTATTTTATTTTCTTCTTTATTTCCAATAGCAAAAAAAGGTCTTTTAACTTTTTTCTTACCAACACCAAATGTATCATGAAAACTTGCTATTTTTTCTCTTTCTTTATTTGAAAAAAATAATGTGCTTTTAAATCCTCCAGTTCTAAAATCTAAGCTACGAAACATTTTACCCGAATCAGTTAAATCTACAAAACCTACTTGTCTGCCTCTTTTTCGTCTATTTACTTTTGTTGATTTTGCATAAGGTAACATATTACCACCATCAGGTAATTTTCCTGATTGAGTTCTTTTGGTTATCATTAAGATAGCCATATTTGAAACTCTGTTTAATGCTGAATTTACGGCTGACTTTTGTTTTTGTTGTATTGATTTTAAAAAATTTTTTACTTCAATGGTATTTATATTTACCTTAATGTCGGCAACCATTATCTCACTAATCGTAAATTGTGTAGAGGCTCTTTCTCACTATCAGATACAGTCCCCCCACCGTCCTCATCATATTCGACCCCGTCCCGCAATATTGCTTGGAACTCTTCATCGTATCTGTCCCTGTAAAAATCTATTTGTACTTGGAATGAATCTTTGCCCTCTCCAGTGTCAGGGTCTCTCCATTTTGTAAGTTGAGGATAAATATATTTCCATAGTGCTAAATATACAACAGATTGAGTCCATTGTGAGTTAGTAAGTTTACTGTTTACCATTTCAACAGATGTAACTTTTGTAATATCTTTGTATCTTACTTGGTGTCTGTATCTTTCCCACCATTCCTCTCTGATACGTCTTAATACATCGTTTTCAGCAAATTGTAATTGATCTCCAAAGTCAGCAATACCAAACCCTAATATGTCAGGCTGAATTTTTTGCAAATTTGTATTTGCAACTGCGAACTCTGAGGTTGCCATTATTTTTTACTTTTCTTTTTTTTTGCAACTTTTTTAACGACTTTTTTTACTTCCTTAACTGGTTTAGAAACTGGTTTGGCTATTTTTTTGCCGCCATGTAGTTTCCAACCTCGTCTAGTCAAAGCATCGATATTGGATTCATAACTTGCTTTAGACCTTTCAATTACTTTTCCGTTATCGTTAATAAGTTTTACAGTTTCTATAGTCATAATTTTTTATATCAAAATAGGGGTGGGTTTACCACCCCTACTTATTAGTTTTAGTTAATTACTGATTCGTTTAGCATTTCAACNCCNTAAGAGTCATGTAGTTCTCCCACGCCATAAACTGCTGTTGCAACGATCTCATCTGCTCTTAAACTTGCGTCACGCTGAGACTCAATTTTTAAGTCTTGCATCATCGCTAGTCCTAAAGCGTCTTGAGAGAAGATTCCACCTTTACAGTTATCTGTATCAGTAGTGCCATCAACATTTGAAGATTCAAATATTCTGACACCAGCTATCTCTCCAATAAAGCCAGTTCTCATAGCTTCATTTTGAAGATCGCCAGCATTCGGATTAACAAAAGTATTAGTCAATGATTTTTTCACATTGTAAATAACTTTAGGGTTAAACACTCCGAAATAAGGGGCTGGTACATTTGCTTGACGCAAAGTTGCAACTGCTTTGAAAATGTTATCAATAGTCAATTCAGTTCCAGCACCACCTATGCTAGTTGAGAAACCATCAAATAATGCTGTCAAATCTGTATCGATTTTTTTAGCGATTGCCTCACCAAATAATCTTCCAATATCTGCCGCAACATTTCTTGACGCTGAGTTTCTTGCTAGGTCTGTTAATGTTGTCATAATTCCAACCTCTGATGCTGTAATAGTCACAGATGATGGATTTACTGCTGTGTTAGAAAGGTCAGTTGCTTCATTAACTGCATTTGCCGCTACTGTAGAATAAATCGGTACTTCTACTGATTTACCACCGCCAGCAATAGTGTAGTTTCTGACAAGACCTCTCATAATGCTTTGTTCTTGTGCTACAAACAAAGCCTCTGCAACGATTTCAGTATATAGTTCTGATATCGTGCTACTTGTCGTTTCGTTAGCCATCTTTTACTCCTTAATGGTTATTGTTTGTTTTGAATGACTGTGGGTTTAGAATTTCGTTCTTGCCTATATTTAGCATACGCCTCTCTATCCTTTGGGTCGTTCATATTTAAATCACTCAGATTGAAAGGTTTACTGAGTTCTGACCTATCCACATTTGACACTGAGCCACTGCCACTAGGTGTTGCAGTAACAAAGTGAGGGTTCTGTGTTAAAAACTCTTGAACTAACTCGTCAGTAGTTAAAAGTTCTCCCTTACTGTTATATCTAGCTATACCATTTTTATCTAGAATTTCAACACTACCTGATTCGTTTAGTTTTATATTTTTATTCAAAAGTTCTACAACTTGGTCAGGATTGATAGCTTTATTTCTTGAAGCAGACGACAATAAAGATTTATTAACTTTGATGTCTCTTAATTCTGATTGTAAACTATTTATTGTTTTTTGAGACTCCTCTGATTTTTCTTTCAAGATTTTTTCAAATTCTCCTTTTTGAATTTTAGATTTTTCGTCTGCCTCTTTCTGTAACTTAACAGCTTGGATAGCAGTTTCTAAATCTTCAACACCTAATTTGCTGTAAGTAGATGCTCTGTCTTTAGCTAATCTTGATTTTACAATTTCGTTTACTTGTTCCTCAGAAAATTTTTTTTTATTTATTTCCTCTTTCTGTGGTTCATTTTGTGTTGTTTCATTTGAAACAGTTTGTTCAGTAGTTTGTTCTACTTTTGGTTGTTCGTCAGCCATTTATATCTCCTTATATGTTCCAATCAGGATTTGTTGGAATCCAAGTATGCCGACAACGATAACCCCCTCTTACTATAAAAGGGTCTCCAGAACTTTTGCCAGCCCACGACCTAGAGTTCCAAATATCCCGAATTTCTTTTTCGGTTAAAGTTTTGTTTACCATATCTCTACAAAAAGGTCTAGAGTCACGCACTAAAGTTCCTGTATAACTAAAATGATTAAGTCCACTGTCTTTTGCTTTTTTTACTGTAAACTGACCATGAAACTGCATTACTGAGTCATGTGCTATTTGACCAGCATATTTTCTAAGATTTTCACCAGCCCTATCAGCGGCATACTGTGTTCTAAGTTTTGTTATGCTTTCTTCAACCTTAGATTTTAGACTTGGGTTATATTTATTTTCATTAATATAATCTACTAATTCGTTGATTTCTCTTTGGTTTGACTTTTGATAAACTCCGTTAATATGTGATCTAATATTTTTTTCTACATCAGCAAAAGGTCTTCCAGCGATTGCACTTTGATAAACCTCATCATTGATAACTTTTAAAAATCTTTCTGCAATATCTTCAAAGCCACTAAATGATTGATATTTTAATGCAGTAATAGTTTGTAAATCAATTTGTGTTAAATTTCTAAATTTTGCGGGTATAGGCATTTTACCAAAGGTATCTAAAACTTCTTTTGCTATTTTGTTATAATCTTCATTAATAAGTAAATCTGCCTCGTTTAAAAAAGTATTTTCTATTGCTTGTCTTAATTGTGGTTGTAATTGTATAGCAAGTCTTGTTGTGAGTGTTGTTCCGCCAACAGTAGTTTTTCTTACTGAGTCAATAATATCGTCCTCTAAAGTATAAAGGACATTAATTAATCTTTCCTCGTGGGTATCTGCAAGTTTATCTAATATTTTTGACATTCGTTATAATGGGAAATTTTTTTTCCATGCACGAATTGACCAAAATGCTGGCGACAAAGATTTTTGCCCTTTAACTTGTCTCAAAACCCCGCCCATTCTCGCAAGAAACGACCTCTGGCGTGCTGGTATATTTTTTTTAATTGACATATTAGGGTCGCCAAATCTTACCTTTTTTACATTTTTAGTTCTACGATCTCTTACATAAACTGCAAATTTTTTACTCTGATTTGGTGTTCTAAAAGGTTTGTTT